GAGAAGCTAGACCGCATCTGTTACGGGATGGAAATAGAACCTCGCTATGTACAGGTAGCGATTGAACGGTGGCAGAATTACACTGGCCAGAAGGCGGTGAAGCTATGACACAGATGGGACATAGTGGGGCGGTTGTTCTTTCGGCCACGGATTACTGGGATGATACTGTTAACAAGTGGCAACCGTTACCGCACCAGGTTCCACCACCTGGGGACTGGTATGTCTGGTTGCTGTTAGGTGGGCGTGGGTCTGGCAAGACAATGGCGGGAACGCACTTTGTTCTTGACCATCTGAGAAGTCAGGGGAAAAAGGCTAGGGTTGGCATAGGTGCGCCGACGATAGCAGATGCACGGGACGTATGTGCCGAGGGTGTTACTGGTTTGATTAGCCTGGCCCCGACTGAGTTCAGATATAACCGTTCAATGGGTGAAGCCCATCATAAGGACGGAGGGTATGTGAAGTTCATGGGGTCTGAGGAAAGTGCCAGGTGGAACGGGCCGCAATGGTCGCTTTTATGGGCTGACGAGTTGGCATTATGGAACGAGGCAAGTTGGCATCAGGCGCAGTTCGGCCTTCGTTTGGGTGAACATCCAAGGGCAATCGTTACCACTACTCCCAAGAACAGGGAGTTTGTTCGCACCCTGTCTGAACTGGGAACCACGGCCACGGTCAGGGCCACAACTTATGACAACCCTACGCTATCCCATACAGTACAGGAACGTCTGAAACAGCAGTACGGGGGAACCAGGATCGGACGGCAGGAGATATTAGCCGAGTGGTTGGACGATGTACCAGGTGCGTTGTGGCAATGGTCGATGATTCATTCAAAGCCCCTCCTGGAAATCCCTGCACTGGAGAGGATAGTGGTGGCGATAGACCCTGCGGCCACGGCTAACAAGACTTCGGATGATACGGGGATTATAGTTGTGGGCCGAGCCGATACCGATGAATACTATGTATTGGCAGACTATAGCGGCAAGTATAGTCCTGACGCATGGGCGGGCAAGGCGATAGATGCCTATGAACTGCACAAGGCAGACCGCATTATCGGGGAGGTGAACAATGGGGGAGATATGGTGGAACATACTCTCAGGACTATCAGGTCTGGCATTCCTTATACTGCTGTTCATGCTACGAGGGGGAAGCGGATAAGGGCTGAACCAATAGCCGCCCTGTATGAGCAGGGCAAGGTATTCCATGCCCCAGGGCTTAACGAGTTAGAGGAACAACTGGTATCGTGGACACCAGACAGTTCAGGCAGTCCTGACCGTCTTGATGCCCTGGTATGGGCAATGACGGAATTGAGCCAGAAGGGGAAACCGAATATCAGGTGGATAACTATATGAAGATGAAGTTGTTTGGTGACAGGTGGGGATTCCTCCCAGTTGTACGGTTAAGGGCGAGAATAGTTTTATGGTGGAAAGTTGCGACGCATCCCACAAATCTGCGGCAGGCAGTTGCGGGTTTGATGGAGTTTGCAGGGCTGGCTTTGCTTTTGGGCGGGTTATATCTGCTCCATACCCTTGCATTCATTATTGGCTTAGGGGTTTTATGCCTTTTGCTTGCACAGGGAATAACATCTGGAAGGGGTGAAGAATGACACTACTGAGACGTTCCATACAATCTCTGTTCAAGGCCAATACCGAACGGCCACCGATGGCAATGGCATCGGGTGCAAGCCTGGCGGGTATCCAGAGCGGCGGGGGAAGCACTACCAACCAGGTGACCCAGATGCAGGCTATGGCTACAACCTCATGGCTGTTTGCTGTAGTGGACAGGATAGCCGCATCTGCGGCGGCTGTACCCTGGGGGTTGTTTCGTTCCATGCCCACGGGTGAATCGCAGTTGGTTCCCAGGCATCCAATTATCGACCTCTGGCAATCGGTCAACCCATTCTACACTCGGCATGAATTCCTTGAAACATCAATACAGCACTTTGAACTCACTGGCGAGATATGGTGGTTGATAGTGAGGAACCGTGGCGGCAGACCCGTGGAACTCTGGCCCATACGTCCAGACCGTATCAGGCCAGTTCCCCACGCAACCGATTTCGTTGCAGGGTATATCTACACAATAGGAACCCTCCAGATTCCGCTAGAGCGGAAGGATGTCATATTCATCAGACGGCCAAGTCCGCTCGACCCCTACCGAGGGATCGGCACGGTGCAGTCAATGATGATGGACATAGGTGCAGAACAGATGGCCTCGCAATGGACAAGGAACTTCTTCAGCAACGGGGCAATGCCTGGGGGAATATTGCAATTCGATGAGGGTATGAGTGATGCGGACTTTGAACGGTTAGTATCCAGATGGACAGAACAACACCAGGGCGTTGCCAACGCCCATCGGGTGGCGGTTCTGGAGCGGGGTAAGTGGGTAGACCGCAAGTTTTCTCAACGGGATATGCAGATGGAACAACTGCGGAAACTAAACAGGGATATTATATTCGGGGCGTTTGGTGTACCTGCAAGCGTGATGGGTATAACCGAGTCAGTCAACAGGGCCAATGCGGAGGCGGGTGATGTACTATTCGGCAGGTGGATTCTGAAGCCCAGATTGGAGCGTATAAAGCAGGCCGTTAATGAACGCCTGGTTCACCTTATGGATAAGACCCTGTTCCTTGACTATACCGACCCCGCACCAGAGAACAGGGAACTCCATCTAAACATAGCAGAGCGTGGATTCAAGGGCGGGTTCTTAACCAAGAACGAAAGTCGTGCGTTGCTAGGATACGGCGGGGCAACTGAGGGCGGTGATGAGTTCATGGCTCCCGCCGCAAGTCCGCTTGGTGGCTTTGGGGCTTCCCTGGAGGATATGGTAAACAAGGCAGTTAATGATAACCGCCCAGACGATATCGAGGAAGCCGAAACAGAGGGCGAGATTAAATGGGCTGAACGGTTACGCAAGGAACGGGATAACCTCATTGCCTACCTGGAGGAGGTGAGTTAATGGAACCAGAAGATGTTGACGGTTACTTTCTGGCCAACAACTGGAGCCAGTACGAGGACGAGCTTGTTGAGGAACTGATACGGGGATTTAGCGCACCCTTTTCAGAGGCTTTGCCAGATGTACCAGATGAAACAGTACGCTCACGAGGGGCGGCTTGGGCCAGAAAAAACGCCGCCGAGGACTTGCAGGTTATGCAAGAAACCACAAGACGGGTTGTCAGGAATATTGTATCGGAAGCGGTGCGGGATGGTTGGAGAACGATTGACACGGTAGACGCTATTCGTGACGATTTTATCTTCAGCGAGAAACGGGCCAAACTTATAGCCAGGACAGAAACAACCAAGGCTCTTGGGCAAGGAGCCAAGGAGGTTGCGGTAATACAGGGTCAAGATGAAAAGCGGTGGAGAACGGTTGGGGACGAAGATGTGACCGACGAGTGTCAGCGCAATGAGGATGAAGGGTGGATTCCTATTGGTGACGAGTTCCCAAGCGGTGACGAAACAATACCGCAACATCCTTCCTGTCGTTGCGTTGTACAATACAGGACGAGCGAAGTGCATGACGATCCGATAGTACAGGCCGAGTTCCGTTGCCCACAGTGTAAGCGGTTACTCGGTAAGGATGTCGGCCCTGGTAGTCGTATCCTATGCAGGCATTGCAAAATGGAACGAATTGCATAGAATAGAGATAATGCACAGGGGGTTGGGTTAGTGCATTACTCGGCAAGCTAAAAACTGAATATAGAGATGGTTACTCGAACACATTGATCTCCTCTTGTGTGCTAGACCTTTCTGCATTGGGCCACACCCAACCCCTATACACTCCTGCCACTTGTATTATTTTATAATTCTGTTATAATAACTATAATATAGAGAAGGAGGACACGATGGATAACACATTGAAGACAGAGGTTGAGGCCGTCGTACTAGACGCACTAAAGGCCGATATCGTTACAGCTAGGAACGCTGATGGCATAACCAAGAATGAAAGCCGTAAGCTTGTAAACAAGGCAGTGCAAGCACACAAAGATGCGCTCATAAGTATGGGTCGTACAATCAGGGATGATTACGCTTGGGCTTACACATTGTTCGGTTAAGGGGTGCATAAAGAATACACCAGAGGGGGGGGGTCAGCAATGGCCCTCCCTTTTTTATTGACACCAAGGAATTCATTATGATATCGTAAATAAAACTGAATAGCCTAGAGGCTCTAGAAGCCCGATTGAGCAGCATTGATTGCCTAGCTTGAATCGGGCTTTTTTTATTATATGCCATACGCAAATGAACATAGTTGCAGGTTGATATCACCGACTGAGTTCGAGGAATTCCGTCGGCAGAACAACTGGAAACAAATAGACGGCAAACGGGTGGACGCTATATGGGGAATCAGGAATGGCGGTAGTGAACTCCAGGCAATACGTTATTCCAAGGATGTCTGGACAAGTGCGGATGCCAGAAGTCATTGCTCTGCACAGGACGGCATACTGTTTGAACCTGCAAGCGGGCCACAGATACGGGAGGGAAATATGACCCATGTTTCAAAGTTTGTACGGCCAGAGATTAAGATACTGGACAAGGGTGCAGGTATCATTTCTGCCGTCGTATCCACGGAGTCGGTAGACAGGGACGGGGATATCATACGCCAGGGGTATTGGGATTTAGACCATTTTAAGACCCATCCAATTCTCCTCTCCTCCCATAACTACCGGGGGTTAACCAACCAGATCGGGCATTGGACGGATATGGGGGTGAAGGATAACAAACTGGTCGGCGAGGCTCAGTATTATTTGAAGGCAGGAAACCAGGAAGCCGACTGGGGCTTTGTCCTGGCAAGCAAGGGCATGGCGGCGTTCTCGGTTGGGTTCGTTCCTGATATGTCCAAGGCTAAACAAATAGAAGCAAACGGCAACCTGTCGTATGAATTCCAAGGTCAGGAACTTCTAGAGGTTTCCCAGGTAACAGTCCCAAGCAATGCGGATGCCTTGCAGTCGTTTAAGGCTTTCGGGCTACACCCCGAACTTGATGCAATGGTGACCGAGATGTTGCAGGAGATAAGGGTTGATGAAGTGATGGAAGAGGTTATGGATGAACAATTCATCCTCAAACCGATTTTGGATTATAGGTTACTGGCTAATGAATTGTTCAGCCATATCAAGACAGAGTTGCGGGTACTGGTACATGAACAGCAACACAACGAAATCACCAGGGTGCAATCACCGCTCCCTGATGTCAACGACATCGTGCGAAATGTAATAGATTCATACAAGGAGGAAAGGTAATGTCGGATATTAAGACGCAGGCAGATTTAGAAGGTATGCTCAGTGACCCAGAAAAGATGAGCGAATATGTCAAGGAGAAGGCACTGGATGTTCTCGGTTCGGCTGTTAAAGAACAGATGGACGAGGCATTGAGAGACGGTGCGGTTAACCGCCCGCCCATGTCCGAGGAAGCAATTGCCGAGGGCCAAAGCATACAGGGCAAGAACTTTGGCGGTGGATGGCAAGGTGGGGATGACACAAAGATCAACCTGGCACGGGAAGCCAAGGCAATGGACGGGCAATTCAAGAACTTTGGCGAGTTCCTTGGAGCAATTGCACCAGGTACTATCAGCAGGGGAATGGACAGCAGGTTAAAGGTACTTGGAGAAGGACAGGGCGATCAGGGTGGATTCCTTGTTCCAGAAATGTTCACAGCCCAACTCCTCTCCCTGGCATTGGAAGAAGCGGTTGTACGTCCCAGGGCGTTCCGACTCCCAATGAGTACATTAAACCTCAGTCTGCCAACCATAGTCGACACCTCGCATTCGACGAATGTGTTCGGCGGCGTGAGAGCCTACTGGACTCCAGAGAGTGGCAGTTATACATCCAGTGAACCCAGTTTCGGACGGGTGACCCTAACTGCAAAGAAACTGACGGCATATACATCAGCCGCCAACGAACTCCTTGCAGATGCGGCCATCAGTTTGGAAGCCCTTCTCTTGCGATTATTTCCGCAAGCTTTGGCCTATTTTGAGGATGACTCTTTTATAAATGGGATCGGTGGAGGTCAGCCCGTGGGCTTGATAAATGCGGACGCTTTGGTAACTGTATCCAAAGAAACTGGTCAGGCCGCAAGTACTATCGTGGCTGAGAATATAGACAAGATGTATTCCCGAATGCTCCCAAGCAGTCGGGCAAGAGCAGTCTGGTTGGCGCACCCTGACACCTATACCCAAATAGTAGCGATGTCTCGGAGCGTTGGTACGGGTGGGAGTGCCGTGATGATGAACAACATGGCTGGCCCAGCACCTGCAACCATATACGGCAGACCCCTGATAACGTCCGAGAAATGTCAGACCCTTGGAACAGCGGGTGACATCTTCTTCGTGGACTTTGGTTACTATGTAATCGGTGACAGGCAAACACTCAGTATGAGTGCATCGCCTCATGTACGATTCCAGAACGACGAGACTGTCTGGAGGTTTACTTCCAGGCTAGATGGTAGGCCGTGGCTTGAGTCTGCCCTAACACCTCGCAACGGTTCCAATACTCTAAGCCCATTCGTAGCCCTGGCTACCAGATCATAAGGAGGCATGATATGGCGTTAGCAACAATAGAAGCCCCAGGTGGAGCAGGATTGCAAGTTATATGTCCGCATTGCTCAAGGATGCACGACGCAGAGGATTATCCACCGAAGTGCAGACGGTGCGGAACAGTAATGGATTCCCAGGCGGTAAAGGTGAACGACCTTGCCGAAACCGCCAAAGATAGAACCTAGTGGTGCAGGGCAAACTCAGCCCACAACAAGAAAACAGGAGGTAGAGATATGTCTCGAAGATTGAGCGAACACGCGGCGATAGACTTACTATCCTTGGCCGACATTGGAGGAACCAACGCACAGAATAATGCGGGTTGGTTATCGATGAAAAATTTCGACAGGGCGATGGCCTATGTTGAGATAGAGACTTGGGATTCAAGCGATGACCTTGATGAGTGCAGGTTCCAACAGGCAACCGACTCATCTGGTACGAGTGCAAAGGATCTCACTTCCGATGCGAGCGGCGGGAACTATGACACCGATAATCCTGTTGACGCTGACGGCAATTTCGTGGTCATCGAAATACGGGGAGAGGATATGGACGTAGATAGCGGGTTTGATTATATCCGTTTATATGTGGCAGAGGGCGGCAATACTGGAGTCGACCAGATATCAGGTGTAGTAATTCGGTATGAATACGCCTACCCGAAGAAAGAACTCCAGGGTGCGGCTTCGACAGGAGCGCAGGTTTATGTCGATACCAACACATAGGCCGAGTTATCGGATAACTGGTAACAAGAACAATGTCCCTGGTGGTCTTGAACCTTTGGAATGGGCTGAACTTGTGTTCGAGTTAATGGACGAAGGGTACAGCCAGAATGATGCAAAGGTGATGGTAGCCGCTCGGTATGCTAAAGCAGAAGAGCGGCCTACCCTGGACAAGATGGTAAAACAATCTCGCAACAAGGGTATGAACCCCGAAAAGCGTAAGGAGTAAGAAATGGCAAAGACAGAACTATTTGTACGGAAAACAAGTGGCGGGGTTTATGTAGTAAATCCAGAGTCACAGACAACAGGAAATATATTCTTTGTAGATAGTGGCTCCTCAACTGGTGGAACGAGTGCAGGATATGGGAGCAACCCAGATGCGCCGTTTACCACAATCGACTCGGCCATCGGACAGACGGTGGCAAATAATGGGGATGTCATCTATGTCATGGCGGGGCATAGTGAAACTTTAACAGGTGCGTCCGCTATAACGTGCGATGTTGCCGGAGTAACAATCATAGGGTTAGGGCGAGGAACAGCCAGGCCGACGCTACTGCTTGATGCAGGCGCATCGGTGTCGATAGTAATATCAGCGGCGAATGTCAGGTGGGAGAATGTTATATTCTCCGCAGGTCATGCAGACATAACGGTGGCCATAGACGTATCTGCGGCCAGCGCAGAGTTTGACAGATGCGAATGGAAAGAGAACACAACCGCTGAGAACTTCCTGACCTGCATACGCACAAGCGCATCAGCTAATGCTTGTGATGGGTTGAGTGTTACGAACTCAGTGGTGACAGATGTTGATACGGCTTGTGTCAACTTCATAACAATCAGGGAGGATACAGACCTCCTGGTCATGAACGATAATTTCATAGAACTAGGGGTGAACAACTCCAATGCTGTGATAGGTGTCGCATCGGGCAAGGATGTCACTTCATGCCGTATTCTAAGGAACCAGATTTATAGATTAAACACCGCAGGTGATTTGCTGATTGACTCCGATACAACTGCCAACAGCGGTATTATAGCGGGCAACTTAATTGGTCATGCCGATACTGCATCTGAGGTTCTAATTGATGCTGACGGCGTAAGGCAATTCGATAATATTGGAACTGCAACCAACACCGCTTCGGGGTATGTACTCCCTGCAATAGATAGTTAGGAGAATTAAATAAATGGTAACTGAAACAGAACGAGAACCAACTGGGGAAGAACAGGAACTGGTAGCCGAAGAAGCTACCGAGGAAGAATCGGAAGAGGTGGAAGAGGTTGAGGCAGAGGAAGATTCAAAGGAGGAATAACCGATGGCGGGAAGTGTATCAATTTCTTATGTAAGCCATGCGACGGTAAAGTATGTCGAATGGACGTGGACTAGTGACGGGTCTGGGGATGTGTCTGGAGAAGATACAAAGACTCTGAGCGGCCAGGTGCTGAGATGGGCTACGAATCCGAGTGCTACGGCTCCATCGGCAAACTATGACGTGGTCGTTAATGATGATGACGGCATAGATATTGCCGCGGGTGGTTTGGTCAACAGACATACATCTGACTCAGAGCAAGTATTAACAGGCGGTGACGCAAAAGACGGAGCCGCCTTTATGGGGAAGCTGTCCCTGGTTGTAAGCAATGCAGGTGATAGCAAAATAGGAACCTTGAGAATGTACTACAGATGAGGTGCTAAATGACTACAGGCTCCCGAACCGAAGGGATTAT